TGAGCGACAATGCTACTGGGTATCTATCCATCAGCGCAAACCTTATGCCCAAAGGAAGCCGATGCCTGAAGATAAGAGCAGTAGGCGACAATAGCACCCTCGTCAGCGATTGGGTGCAGTGGTGCTGGTCGAGAGCTACGTTTGACGGTAATTTTACCGGAGATGAGAACACCACGGATGTCTCGTACTCGGTACAGCATTACAATTACGATGCTTCCAACTATGATGTGATCGAGGGCGGCCACTCCATCGGTCTCCAGATGGGAGCGCACTAGGTGAGCGCTCTGACCGACCGCATAGCTGGGGTTGCAGCCGCCCGAGGCGTACCCGACCAGGCGGTCATCGATGCGCTGGTTAAGGCGGTCAAAACCAGTATAGCCAAAGCCTACAGTCCCGATTTGGACGTTGAGATAGGCTTCGATGCTGAGGGCAGCCTGGAGGCATACGCATTCAAGGAGATCATTCCAGACGGGCAAAGCTTGGTCAATCCTCACAAGCAGATCCACCTGGCGGATGCCCGCAAGAGCCTGCCCGATCTGGACATTGGTGACGAGTACGGACAGCCCATAGATGTGGGCGCGTTGGAGGAAAGAGCCCTGGAACCGGGGCGACTGGAGAAGCTCTTCGAGCGATATGGCAATGGAAATGGAACCGGCAATGGCAAGCCAAAGCGAACCGCAGAACCGCAAAATGCCGAACATCGAACTGTAGGGGCGGACCACCGTCCGCCCGCATTGCCACCCCCGCCCCCGGTCGAAATCATCGAAACCAAGCCGGGAATATACAAGGAGGTCCCCTGGAAGGACACGCGAACCCGTCAGGAGATTGTCGCCGATCTTCAACGCCAGGTGGATGAGTGGCGGGAGAACATGGTGGCTCAGTTTACTGAAAAAATCGAAGCGCACGCCGAGGCGCTGAAATCCCTCATCGAGGAGCAGGTCAAGTGAACAATCAGCTCCAACGCCAATGGCGCCTGCAAGGAGGTAAGCTCTGAAGAATATCACAAATGTGGAGCTTTAGCTGATGGCAAACTGGAGAGACATTATTGGCCTGATCAGGAACTCGGTCCCAGAACTTCTCCTCAGGTCTCGTTCTGAACTTATGAGTAAGGTCGGGACTACATTTGGTGGAGGCAGGAAGCATTACGAGATATTCGGCTGGCCGGTGTCTCTTGACTGGGACTACTATGAGCATTTGTACAAGCGTGGAGGAATTGCCCGAAGGATTGTGGTTGCTTATCCTCAGGCAACATGGCGCTCTGCCCCCGTTGTCTCCGAGATTGACAAAGCTGGAGACTCAAAAGGTCTGTCTCCATTTGAAGAGGCGTGGAAGACTCTGGTCGGGTCTTTGAAATTATTCCATTACCTAGAGCGGGCAGACAGATTGGCCCGACTTGGGACCTTCTCGCTACTCTTCATGGGCTACAGCGATGCCAAACGGCAGGAAGACCTGGTGGAGCCTGTCGGTGTTCTCTCAGGTAAGACTCCCCCGATACTGTACCTCCAGGCTTACGGCCAGAACAAGATCCAGGTGAATTCCTGGGAAGATGACTACTCCTCCCCGAGGTATGGACTCCCAAAGATATACCAGATAACTTTCGAGGTAGCTTCTTCTGGGAGTTCATCGGCAAGACCAGCCACTCGGTCTGTTCTGGTCCATCACACCAGAACCTTGCACGTAGCAGAGGACCAGTTTGATTGTGACTCAGAAGGTACTCCTTGTCTGGAACCGGTGTTGAACTATCTCCTGGATCTGGAGAAAGTCCACGGCTCCTCGGCGGAGTCCTTCTTCCAGCAAAGTCCGCCTCTGCTGATGCTGAATGCCGATAAGGAAGCTACCATAGACTCGCTGGATGACGATGACACCCAGGACAAGATAGAGTCATTCATACACGGCTACAAGAGGTGGCTGTCTACCCAGGGGATGACTGCAACAATGCTTGCTCCCCAACTGGGAGATCCATCGTCCATCAAGGAGATGCTGCTGGAGCTCATTGCAGGAACCACTGGTATCCCCAAAAGAATCTTGGTCGGTAGTGAAAGAGGAGAGTTGGCCAGCACCCAGGATGAGACCGCCTGGAACAGTAGGGTCGAGGAACGCCAGATGAACTGGGCGGAGCCCATGGTCCTGAGAAAGCTGATTGATGGCTGGATAGATCTGGGTGTCCTTCCTAAGCCTGCTGGTGGGTATGGCATTGTCTGGATGGCCAACCAGTCTATCGGCGAGGAAGCCCAGTCAAAGATAGCGACGAACCTATCATCAGCCCTTGCCAGCTATGCCTCAGCCTCCACCGCCCAGGAAATACTGCCCCCAGATGTATTCCTTGAGACCATCCTGATGCTAGATCCGGAGGTTGTTGATAAGATTCGGGGGATGCGCGAGGAACTGTGGGAGCTTGAGTACGAGGGGATGAAGGAGGCAGCTGCAGCCGTCGATGAGGAAGGAAGAACAGAGGGTGAGTTAGGTCCTTTCGTCCACAAGAAAACAGGGAAGAAATCTGCTGTAGGTAAGGCAGGAAAACCGTTCTCAGAGGTTGAACACCCCAGGGGAAAGGCTGGGAAGTTCAGGGAAAAGGGAGCAGGCCTTTCGGAAAAAGCCAAGCGGGCAAAAGCTTCTCACGTTACTGCTACCAGGGAGATGCAACGTGCCGCAATCAAGAACGAGAGGGACCTGGCCAAGCGCATCAAGGCCAAGCACCTCCCAGACAACGAGCCTTTTGATGTAAGGACTACGGCTCATGCTTTTGAGGTCAAGACCATCCTGGTCGGAAAGCATGACAAGATCACCATGCGCAAGGAGTGCCGAGAGAGGAAGATAGATTTCGCCTCTAAGAATAAGCTGAAGATGCACACGGTGGTGTTTGACAACCGGAGCGATGTGGTGTATTATTCCAAGGGAGTCGGGAGCTTTCGCTTGGGAAGCATGGAGAGGCTGGGAACGATAAACTCGTATGGCAATGCTCTCAAGCGAAAGCTCAAGGAGGAGTGACCGATGTCCTACTATGCCTATGATTCAAACGGATATGTTGGAGATTTGGGAACAAATACGGGCTGGAAGTCCCTGTGCGACTACCTTATGGATAACGGAAATCCGGCATCCAAGTCCCTTTGTCGGGACGGGTGGTCTGACGGGATAGATTTCAGGGATATCCCAGAGCCTGAAGACAAAGTGCTCCTGGGGCTGTACAGCAACCTGAAGGAGTTAGCCAGTAAGTGTGAGGAAATACTCATCGTGTCTCAGGGATTTGAGGAAGAGCTAAATGAAGATTAGTCCCCGTGGGATAGACCTAATCAAGAAGTGCGAGGGCTTCCGTTCCCGATCTTACCTGTGTCCATCAGGAGTCCCGACCATAGGTTATGGACACACTAAGGGTGTCTATCTAGGGATGGCTTGCGCCCAGACAGAAGCACAGGAATGGCTGGAGGAGGATCTGGCTTATTTTTCCAAGATCGTTGGGGACCAGGTTCAGGTCCCTCTTAATGAGAACCAGTTCTCGGCTCTGGTGTCCTTCGCATTCAATGTAGGTGCTTTGAACTTCATCTCCAGCACCCTGCTCAAGCTTCTGAACCAGGGAGATTATAGCGCTGTTCCCGATCAACTCAGGAGGTGGGTGTTTGGACGAGACCGAAAGACCAAGGCCAAGATTAAATTGGGTGGCCTGGTGAGAAGACGAGAGCTGGAAGCGGCCCTCTGGGAAAGCAAATGACTGATTACAGAGCCTTACTGCTGAACTCGGTCGCCTCAGATCCAACCCGCACCCTGACTCTTAGGAATAAGTGGGTTGCGGACTGGAACAGACAGATCAAGGCTCTGAAGTCAGTGGTGCTGAAGGCCATAGTCGAGCAGGATGTGTTTGGCTTAAAGGAGCAGGAGCACTTCCTGCAGGTTCAGGAAGATCTGCCTGTCCCAGAGCCCAGGAAGTTTGCTTATCGGTACAGTCAGCAGAAGGTTGAGGCGTTCATGGCGTGGCTGAAGGAGATGGAATCCAGAAGCCTTCTGGAGATCATCCAACGACCGGGCACCCTACGGCCTGAGGGTGAGCCTTGGTCTAACCTATATGTTCGCTCGGCCTACCAGCGTGGCCTGGAATATGCCCGGACGAACATAGCTTCCCGGAGTGCTGAGATTGCGGCTGGTATGGGTTTGAAGGTTCTCCTTCCTCCTTCCTTCAAGTCTACCGGTGCGGCAATCTCAGCACTACTACATCAGCCCTTTCATGCCGATAGACTGGCTTTGGCCTACACCAGGGTGTTCGATGAGCTCAAGGGTGTCACTGCAGCGATGGATCAGCAGATCAGTAGGGAGCTGGCCAAGGGGATCATGGAGGGTCTGAATCCTAGGGACATCGGGGAGAGGATCGGGGACAGGATTGAGGCCATTGGCGCTACCAGGGGCAGACTCATAGCCAGGACCGAGACCATCAATGTCCACGCCCAGGCAGCGCTGAATGAATATTACTCCGTGGAGAAGACCACCGGAGAGGCGGTGCTGGTGCAGTGGAAGGCCACCCACGACAGCAGGGTCCGAGAGAAGCACCTGGCCAGAGACATGGGGGTGTACACCAAGGAAGAAGCCTATGCATTGATAGGGGAGCCAAACTGCCGCTGCGCCCTTTTGCCATATATACCAGCCGTCCAGGGGATGCCCACCAAGGCCACCGCTGCTGCTAGGAAGGCCTGCAAGTCAGCCATTGAAGACCTGGATGAGCGTGAGAAGAAGTTGCTGGAGAAGAAGGCTGAGCTGAATCATTTGCAATCTATGTGAATGAGGAGTATGGAACTGGTAACAGAAAGAGGTTACCAGACCAAGTCGAGAAATTTTTTAAGAAAGTTTTAGACCGATGAGGATTCATTGTAAGTGTGAAATAAGAGAGTGCAAGAATTTTCTTGGAGTAATTTTAGAGGACCCAAAAGCTGAGGAAACTGGGCAAATTTATTATTGCTTGGCTTTTCCTAACGGGATTCCAAATGAGATTGCATATGGCAATAACTTCCACACCGATCCTTACTCGGGAGACAACGGCATTCAGTTTGAGCCAAAGGAGAAATAACCATGCCAATTCCAAAGCCCAAGAAAGGCGAAGGAGAAAAGGACTTCATCTCCCGCTGCATGAGCGCCATAGGGGACGAGTACAAGGACAAGGACCAGGCTGTTGCTGTCTGTTACCA